TCACTTCCTGCTATAAACTATTCCTTTGCCATTAATTACCTTAGCTATATTAGCATTCTTTATCATACGTTCACAGAGGGGACAAGGTATAGGATTTGCATCTTCTATCCATTTATAATCTTTTACAACACAAGCACCTTTTTCAATTGTTTGAATTATGCGGTTACTTTCAACTTTTTCTTCACAAGCCAAATAAATCACAGCATCTTTTAACTCTTCTGAACTTGCTGATAAAATTGCATTTTGTTCCGCATGAACTGACTCACACAAAGTATAATCACTATATCTTTCTGCATTTGCTCTTTTGCAAACTCCAATATCACAGCAATTTACTTCACCTCTTGGACTACCATTATAACCAGTAGCTACTATTCTATCATCTTTCACAATGATACAACCATAATGTCTTTTTAAGCAAGTAGACCTTTTTGAAACAGCCAAAGCAATATTTAAGTAATATGCATCTTTAGACATTCTAGCCATTCTTTATTCCTCCTCTTCAAAACGAGTATCAATGTAAACTCTCTTTCGTTCCTGAGCAACTAACTGACAACCACAAGCAGGGCAGTCGAATGCATCATATGTATTTTCTTCCACATTCTTAAACGCGGTTGATATTCCAGATTCACCATTATCTCTTGCAATGTAGTGCTTATCAATTACCGGTGTAAATTCACATCCACAAACCTTGCATTTAATTTTCATTATTTATTCTCCTTTCACTATTTCAAAGTACTCATCTTTCCATGTAAATACATTTTTAAGATAATATGAACCAAATCCTTCATTGCTATAATCTTTTCCAATTTCATGATATACTATAACATAATATGGTTTATCTGCAGTCCCATGAACTAATATATCTATTTTATCTACTTTTATTTTATCTTGTTCTGCAACCATTGTTGTTTCTTCTTTATCACTCATTATATTATTATTCATTTTATTCCTCCTCTTCATCATCTATAAATTCTTTTGGAACTCTTTTACCAAACTGCTCTGCTCTTTTCTTCATTAACTCTTTTCTTATTGACTGTACATCGTCAAAACTTACAAAACCTCTATCAAAAAATAAAGGTATTTCACATTCACCCATTGGATTACATACTTTACTTTTAACTACTTTAAGCTTCATTATTAATCCTATCTTTTCAGAAGTAGCAGAATTTCTTGGGTCTTTATTTGGAATTTCAATCCATCCTTTACGAGCTACTTGAATACGTAAACTGCATGCATGCTTTAGTTTTCTACCACCAGGAGTATCTGTCTTTTCTCCAAACATCATAGCATTCATCTTGTCTCTTACCTGATTTACAAATATCAAAGTTGTTCCAGTAACTTCAATTATCTCTTCAATAACCGGTAAATATTTATTCATCAATCTTGCTGTTCCACCAATTCTTTGTTCTTCAATACTATCTCTATCAGCAGATTTTAATACCTTTTCAGCATCTTCTTTCGGAACCATTGAAGGAACACTATCAATACCAATCAAAGGAATACCTGCTTTTGCAAACTTAATTGTTTTATTAAAAGCATCTTCGCCATATTTTGCTCTATATATTAAAAGCTGCTTTGGCTTATTTCCAAACACTTTAGCTCTTTCTGCATCAAAAGTACCTTCAATTGGAATATCTAAAGCTAAATTTTGCATACCACATAAATGATATAGTAATGTAGTTTTTCCTGAGCTTTCTGGTCCAAATATTTCTACTACTCTGCCTTCTGGCATTCCACCACCAATGATAGCATCTAAATCTTCAATACCAGTAGACCAGCGATTTATTTTCAAATTTGCATGCTTACTACCTATGCTATAAATGCTTCCTTCCCCTTCTTTTTTATTTATTTCAGAACAAAGCTTTATGATAGCTTCTTTATTTGTTTTAGCCATAAGCATCCCCCTTATACTAGAAGAGGACGGATTGCCCGCCCTCATTTATTTTATTTATTTCATCTGTTGTGAATTAAGAATAAACTAATAGCAATTTTTAATTCTTTACTTACTACTTCATCTTCTCTTTCGGAAGCTATAACTTCTGTAAGTTCATCTTTAGAAGCTTCTCTAATCAGCTTTTCAAAAACTTCTATCATTCTAGCATCTTCTTCATCTATTTTTTCATAATAACTGTTTATAATTTCTGCATGTTTTGCAAGCTCAACTTCATATTTCTCTAAAAAGTAATTTCTCATTTTAATTTCTCCTTTACCAATTAACTTTTTTAATTCTTACTTTGCAACCTACAGCTTCCATTTCTTCTTTTCTTTTGGTTACTTCATCTAACGTCTCATAAACATTAATACCAAGCCTCCATTTTCTACCTACTTTTGCTTCAATTCTAAACATTTTAGTTTCCTCCTCTAAGGTTTTATTTTTGTTATTTGATTATGATATTATTATATACCAAAACTTTTGATTTGTAAATAGGTTTTTGAAAATTTTTTTATTTTTATCTTTGCCCTCTCATAAACAAAGAACTATTATATTTTGTTACTCTTGACAAATAAGTTTTCTTGTTAAATTCTAAAGCCCCTTGCTCCTTCAAAGTATTTATAACTCTAGATGTTACCACACGACTTTTACATCTATCATAAAAGTTATCATAAGAAGTAAATATACCATTCTTCTTACGTTCTTCTGCAATAAAATCTGCTGCCTTTTCTCCTACATTCTTTATCTCAGCCATGCCTTGCTGAATAATATTTTCACCTTCAACTTTTCTAAGCCTTGATTTTGATAAAGAATAATTGACATGTGGTAAAAATATTACTGAGCCATCAACTACTGCTTTTTCACAGAACTTATTATATTCACCATCACTTTTAGCATATTTAAGTTTTGCAAACCAATATTCGTTCGGATAATATATTTTATAGAACATTTCTTCTACCGAAATAAGACTATAGCCTACTCCATGGCCTTTGTTAAAAGTATAAGCTATCAAATCATCAAATAGATGTTCTGCTTCTTCTTCTTCAAAACCGTTCTGAGTAGCACCTTCAACAAATCTAGCTTGTAAGTTTGCTTTATTTTCTTCATAAACTTTTAAAGCTTTTTCTGTCATGCTGGTACCTTTCATCATCTTCATTATTTTATCTGCAGCTGCCCAATCCATTTTGCCGATATTAATACATATTTGCTGCACTTGCTCCTGATATATGATTGTACCGTAAGTCTCTTTTGTATATTCCCAATATTTACTCTGTTTTGCTTCTTCAATATTCACTTTATTTTCTGCATAAGCTTGTGGCATTTTTAAGCTTAATGGTCCCGGTCTATTCATAGATGAAGCAGCTACAACATCTTCAAAGCAATCGCATCCTATATCGTTCAATATATTTCTTGCAGTAGCTTTTTCAAACTGGAATACTCCATCGCATTTACCTTCTCTGAAAGCTTCCATTAACTTATCATCTTTTACTATTTCATCATAATCAACTGTAACCCCTGTATTTTTTCTTAAGTCACCAATTGACTCCATTGTTTTAAGACCAAGTATGTCAAACTTAATTATGTTTATTGACTCTAAATCTGCTAAATCATAATTTGTGAATATATTCTCGCTTTTGTCAATCTTAATAGCTGTATAATCTAATAGATTGCCTCCGGTAATAGCAACACCTGCTGCATGCGTGCCAATAAATCTTACTTTCTTAAATAACTTGCAAAAATGAACCAAAATATTATCATATTGCTTGTTATACATTTTTGCTTCTGCAGACTTTAGCAAATCTTCTTCATTAAGACGTCCATCTTCTATGAAATCATTAACAAGTTTTTTCATATTATCGATTTCAATCTTATGCATTTTCTTTGTTTCTTCATCAACATCACCGACCGTCTCAAGACCACATACTTTTGCTAAATCATTTATTAAGTTATCTACTTTGTACAAACCGTAAGAGCAAATTCTTGCTGCATGCCCCTTATACTTTTCGCATAAATACTCAATTACTTCATGTCGTCTTGATGTTTCAAAGTCAAGGTCTATATCTGGAAACTTTGCCTTGTCTTTTCTTAAAAATCGTCTAAAGTCTAAACCAAAATTTAAACTGTCAACTTCTGTTATTTTTAAGCTATAAGCCACTAAGCTATTACAAACAGAACCTCTTCCTGGACCAACTACTATGCCTTGTTTTTTAGCCCAGTTAACATAATCTGCAACTATCAAGAAATAATCTTCGAACCCATGAAACTTTATTACTTCAAGTTCTTGCTTGCATCTTTCAATATATTCTTTTTTGTATTTACCTCTTTCTTTTAAACCTGCTTTTACTTTATCTAAAAGAACTTTGTAAGAAGTCTTGCCTTCTTCTACTTCAAGCTTTGGTAGCAGCAAAGGTAAATCATCCAAAATGTTATCTTCGCATTTACTTTCAATTTCTTCAAGATTTTTTATCATTTGTCTTCCAAATTGCATGCATTTTGATTTAGACTCTGCAAAATTCTTATCAAAATCATTCTCATGCATAGCAACAAATCTTTTATAAATTTCTTTTTCGGTGGGCATATATCTTTCCGCATACGTTTCTTCAATATGTTCCAAATTGTGCCCAGCAACTTCATGCATTTTTAAATAAGACTCAAAATCTTCTTTTCTACCCCTATGACTATCAGATGTTAAAATACATTTTATGCCTAACTTTTCTGCTAATTTTATAGACTCTATGTTTACCTTCTCTTGCAAACCTTTTTCAGAAATCTTATACGGCTGTATTTCAATATATAAGTCATCTTTAAATATACTCTTAAGCTTTTTAAGATACTTAGCTGCAAGAGACATATTATCATTTATTATGCATTGAGCTAAATAACCAGCAACACAAGCAGTTGTACAAATAAGCCCTTCATGATATTTTTCTAATAATTCAAAATCCCAAATAGGATTGTAATATTTTTGTTTTTCTCCTTCATATTGAATACGATTTAGATTGCCATAACCTTTTAAATCTTTTGCTATCAAAATCAAATGATAGCCTCTTGTTTGAGGTTTATATACTGGCAAAAAATACCCTTCAACACCTAAGATAGGTTTTATTCCAACTTCCTTACAAGCTTGATAATGCTGTATCAAACCATTTGTATTACCATGATCTGTCTGACTTAAAGAAGTATGCCCTAATTCTTTAGCTAAACTAGCAAGCTCTGAAGCTTTTCCAAAACCGTCAAAGGTGCTAAATTCGCTATGTCTATGCAAATCAACCATTATAAACACCTCTTACTTTTCTTTTGCATTTCTTTTATACAAATGTAAGCTGCCAGCAATATGTGTATATGTGCCTAACTCTACACCTAATATCATTGACAATAATACCTGCAATGCTGTAAAATTAAATACATCATAAGGGAAGCCAAGCCATAAATCATTGCTTCTCATGTATGTTGTCATGTAAAGTTTATTATCTCTTACAAAGAACTGTAAGCATACCGTACAATTCATATCTTTAGTATCTTTATTACTAGCTTCCTTTATATGAATGACTGCTTGTCTTGTATTTACATCTTTGCTTAATTTATCAATAATATATTCAAACTGGTCAAAACCATATTTATACTTGATACAATAACCATAATTACTATTTACAGTTTCTCCATCATCCGACATTCTATCCCAAGCTTTAGAATATTTCTGAATTTCTTTAAGATTATTATTGCCTGACATATACCAAAGCAATTCACCAACTGCATATCTTATTGGCATCTTTCTTATGTCGTTCATAAGAATGCATCTTGTAGGGTCTTCAATTATAGTTATTGCATTTATAGCTTCTCCGACAACTTCACCATCTCTGCTATTCATTTCTGAAGCATTGAAATTTAACTTATCATACCACAATTTAAAAGCATCATCTGCAGTCTTTGCTCTAATTATCTCATTAAAATATATCATTTAAGCACCTTCTTGCTTTCTATCTCTCTAATTCTTTTTACCAACTCTGAAGAAGAACTTATCTTATCTCCTAAGCCGTCTTTTATCACTATACCTAACTTATCGCAAATTACTTTTTCTGGAATTTCATCTTTTGTTCTGTCTCCACCTTTGGCAAATACAATAATATCAAATCCGTATTCTATACGATTTCTATCAGTAAAGAAATTATAGACTGCCTCAATTGTTTCACATACCGTCATATCTTTATCAATACTTGGAACTACATAATCTACGCTTTTAAGCTCACTTAAAATAGTAAATCTAACTTCTAACGGCTGAAAAGCATATCCTTTTTTCTTCATAAGAAAGTCATCTGTATTTACAATGCACACAAGAGTTACATTATCATATAACTGCTTAGCCTTTTGTAAATATTCAATATGCCCTTCATGTATAGGGTCAAATCCTCCCGAAGTAATTACCAAAGCCCTTGTGGTCATTTTTATATTTACCTCCTTATATTCTACCATATAAATCTTCTACTCTCTCTATGTCACTCTCTGACACTATTTCTCCACTTGCTATTTCTAATATTTTCATATCAGTTTTTGCAACCACTTTATGGTACTCTCTTCTGCAAATAAAGAAGGCATCTCCTTCTTTTGCTTTCACAGTCTCAAGATTATTCAAATCAAACCCTTTTACAACTTCTCCTTCACCTTCAACAATCGTCCATAATTCACTTTTGTAATTATGCTTCTGAAGACTCAAAGATTCACCAGCTTTTACATTCAAGAACTTTTCTACTCTTGTTTTACTTTTATCAGTAACACAATAGCTTCCCCAGGGTTTTTCAACAACAATTTCATCTTTTCTTTTTATCAAATTGTTCAAAACATTGTTTAAGCGTCTGCCAACATTTTCTGATTTGCTTGCTTTATAACTATCAGTTACATACTTTTCTATCTTTTTATGCTTTAAAAGTTTATACAACTTTCTAGTCATATCTTTTTCATTTATGCAATAACCAGCGAAACTACTATTAAATATCTCTGCATATCCAAATTTATAAGGTAACAAACAAATATTACCTGTACAAGCAGCATCGACTGTTGACATAGACCACATACCTTTGCTATCAAAGAATGTATTAAGGTGAATTAAAATTTCGTTTGATGATAAAAATTCATTATACTCTTCTTTTGTAGCCAAACTTATCTCTTTCAAATAAGGTCTTTCATATTCTTTTGGCAATGCTTTTCCAGAAGGATTTGTAAGATATACAGTTGGCATTTCAATATCTTTATCTTTTATTTTTTCTTTCAAATTATCCATTATGTAAAGCAAACTTTCAAAAGCTTTTTTGTAATAGCCATCACTTGAAAGCCTATGATTATATATAATGTTCATTTTTGCATTTTCTTTGATTGAGCATTCATTGCCTACATAACTTGGCTGTATTTTAATCATTTCTGCATTTTCGATATTATCAAGCTTTTTGTATCTATCAAAAATTCTTGTAATAACATAGTTTGAATTAAAAAATGCAATATCTGAAGCAATAATTCCTTCAATCTGTCTAAGCTCAATCTCTTTCATATTATCCATAGCCAACCAATGACAATATGAAACTACTTTAGCATTCTTAAATACGTTCTTGAGTGCTATGACTTTTGTTGGCTCATTTACAAATACAACATCAAAATGAGTTAAATTATTTATTTTGTCAAAATATTCAACATCAAATCCAAAACGTTCAGTATAAGCATTTGTAAATTTTCTTTCATCATTTTCAAAAATACCTTTTACTCCGCTTACAAAAATCATACCTTTGAATTTATCTGGTATTTTATATTCAAAGGCGACATATACATCATTGCATCTTCCAAATTCTGACTGCATTAAATTCAAAAAGAAAGACATATTGCTGTCTGTATTCAAAAGTAATTCACCATTAATTGATTTACTACTTATCTGAGGCACCCACAAAATTCTCATAAGAATAACTCCTCCTTATCTTCATACATAGCACTCCAATGCTTATTGAACTTTCTGTACCTATCGCAGTTGCTACAAAAATCGTAAAGAACTTTTTCATCATCTAAGTCTTCAAGATTTTTAACTGAATTTCTTTCGCCCCATTCATATCCATTATCATTTATGGCTCTGCAACAAGGATATTCAACTCCGTTTTCATCAATAAGTCTATGCTCCTTTTTTACAAAACAATTGCCGGTGTATTCTTCTCTTTCAACTGCTTCCATAAATGGCTTCATTATTGCTTCATAATTTCCTGGAGTTACTTTTGAAATTTGCTTTTTAATATGTTCTATCATATAACCTTCGAGCTTAGCTTCTTCGTCTGTATGCACTGGAAAAAATCTTACGTTAACTTTTAATGAATTACATAAAGAGTAAATTCTTTCAACTTCAAAGTAATTTCGATTTGACACTGTACAATTTACTTTTATTTTCCCTTCTGGTGAAATATTCTGTAAAATAGTTATATTACTTATAACTCTATGAAAACCTTCTTCTATAGGTCTACGAACAATAGAATAAGTAGCATCAGTTGCTCCATCTAAACTAATCTGAACGTATTTCGCATTTCTTAAAAATATTAATTTCGTTTCATCTAGAACATAATTCAAGTTTGTAAATACCTGATAAACTATCTTATATTTTCTTATTAATTTATTAAGTTTGTCAAGATGTTCGTAAGATAAAGGGTCTCCTCCAGAAAATGTAAAAGTACAGTCTTTGTATTTTGCTATTTTCTCTTCTAAAGTTTTAATATCAATGCTTCTATGTTCCCAGCAATACTTACGACACATAAAACATCTTTGATTGCATTTTGTTGTTAACTGAATTTGAACACTTTTCATACATTAAACTCCCTCTGTCGTAATTTTAAAATTCAAAGAATCGCAATCATTGCAGTAACTCTTTATTGCAAGTGCAGCATTATTAATCGAATTATAATTGCACTTTATTTTTTTGAACTTACACTCTTCATAAACTTTATCAAAAGCTTCTTTATGCTTTTTTAAACTTGAGCCATGCTCTTTTGAAGATTTTGTTATATTTGTTGGTTCAACATATACATATACAACATCATCTTTTATTTCTTCTAAACTATGTTTAATCAACTTGTCAAAATATACATTATCATAGCCTTTATTTAACTGACCATATATTCTTTCAGACCAATCAAACCTATCAAGAATTGCATTAAACTTTATTGCTTTTTCAAGATTAATCAAAGTTTTCATAGAGCCGTAGTTCATTATCATTTCATCTGACCTAACAACTAAAACTTCATCATGAGCTTCTTTGAAAATAGGAAATCCTAACTCTTCTTTTAATTTATTACATAAAGTTGTTTTGCCTACTCTATCTATTCCTTCTACTATTATTAACATTTACATTCTCCTTATCTAAGACAAACAAAGGAGGCATTGAGCCTCCTTATTTTAAATCTCAGAAGCTATTCGCTCTCTGTTCTTATTTATCTTTTCAACTAGTATATTTTCAAGCATTTCTTCGTTTATACCTGAATACATTGCTATATTCATTAACACAATAAAACAATCTGCAATTTCTTCTGTTTTGCTTGATTTATCATACTTTTTATTTCTAAAGTTTTTCCATCTTTTATCAGCTTCAAGCACTTCTCCAATTTCAGATATAAGATGCTGAATATGATATGAGCAAAGCCTTACATTATCTATAGGCACTACATCTGTGTGATTAATACATTCTACACCATCATACATACCGTTTGCTATCATTAACTGCTGATTGTCTCTCTGCATTAAATATATATCTTTTAAAGATTTACTCATCATTCATCATCTTCTTCCCAATCATCATCATCTTCTTCATCTTCCCAATCATCCTGAGCTTCATCATATTCTTCTAAAAGATTAATATAATAGTTCTTTGTCTTTTTTGGTTTAGCTTCTATATCTCTCTCTTTACAAAGTTTATAAAGCTCTCTTTCGGACATTTCTTCATAATCAATAGCTTCGTCTTCTTTCTCTTCTTCCCAGTCATCTTCTTCTGCTTCTTCTTTTTTGCTTCTTTTTGTTTTCTTTTTCTTAGGCTCATCATCATCTTCATCTTCCATATCATCAGGAAAAGCTTCATTGAGCATTTTAAGAATTGACTTATTTGAATAAGCTTTTGCTTTTTCGTTCCTAAATTTTACTTTGTCCATAGGCACTACTGAAAATGTCTTGTTCTGCTGCTTTCCTGCTACACTGATAACATAGTCTCTATCAGTAAGTGTTCCATAATTCTCATACATTGCCATAAGAGCTGGAATAGGAGAACAATTATTTACAGGAAACATAAAAAGCTGAACTTCTTTTGCATCATAATTCCAAACAGACCAAATGTACTGTGAACGAGTTCTTAAGCCTTCCATTTCACAATATGCACAAGGCTTATCAAATAATTCCTGACAAGGAACATTTATGCCTTTTTCAAAACTATCGTGAAACGTTACTTCCATTCCATCATCCATATCTGTTAAAAATCTTACTCTCTGCTTCTGACCTTCTCTAAAGTAAATAAATTTACCTTTATTTCTGCCAGACCTTTTTACATCGTCTTTAATCTTGTCAACTAAGCCCATTACTCTTCCTCCTTGAATTTCTTCATTGTCTTATTTAGCATTTTATTAAAAAGCTCCTGAGTCATTTCTCCAGGGTCTTTAATTCGTTTTAAATAACAAAACCTTATTACCTTAAAATGCTGCTTTAAAAATTTTGTTCCTTTTTTGCCACATGCATCATTATCAAGAGCAGATATTACAGTAGTTATGCCATTATCTTTTAATTTTTGTATTTGCTGAGCAGACATTTTCCAACCTAAAATAGCTACTACATTATCTATTCCAAATTGAACAAACTTAAGTCTATCCATATATCCTTCAACAACAAATACATATTTTTCTTTTCCATAATTTCCAACTAATGTTGTTGCTCTTGAAAAACCTTTATTGTAAAGATATTTTCTTTTCTTTTCTATTTCTTTTTGAAATGTTCTGCACACCCAGCCTTTAAATTTTCCATTGTCAAGCATTGGAAAAATTATACTGTAATTTTTATTATATGTTATTTTTGCTTTGCATTTATTAAGAGCATATGAAGTAAAACCTCTATTCTTCATATATTCATAAGCTTCTTTTTCTTCTTCTTGCAACTCTTTTTGCCAATTAACTTTTTTCAACCCATGATAATAATCATAAGCTATTACATAAGCTTCTTTATCAGCTTCTTTTATTAACTTTTTACTTTTGGTTTTTGGTGTATAATTTACTTTGCTACTTTTCTTTGATTTTAAAATTTTAATGTATTTCTTATACGCTTGCAAATCGTTCAAATTATTGTATTTCTTTTCAAATATTTTAACAAAAGAAAAAGCATCACCTGATAAATTGCACCCAAAGCAAAACCAAGAACCTTTGTCTAAATTAATTAGCATACTCGGATTTACATCTTCATGAAATGGACAAACAATCTTTTGAATATCTGCAAAATCATTAATTAGATTGTAATACCATAACACTTTTGCTAATTCACTTCCTGAACTTTCAATTGTTATCACCTTTTCTTAAAGCAACTTTAAAATATACTGTATTTGAATTTTTATCAATAGAATAACAACCTTCTATATCTTCTAAAGATATTCTACCAAGCTCTTCCATTTTATCAAGCTTTTTAGTATTAACTTCTTTTCTTACATTGATATACTTTTTAAACTCTTTTGGATTGACTCCGCATTCTTTAAGATATTCAATCAAGCCTTCGAGATTTATTATTTCAACTTTTTTGTTTATTATTTCTTGTTTTAACTCGTTATCTAATCTTTTTTCAAGCTTATTAACGTCAAAATTTATTTTGACTTTGGTTATCTTATTAACAGTAAGCATCTGCTCAGATAAACCATCATCTAAAACTACATTAATTTTACTTTCGTCTTTATGATATTTATTGAAATAATCTTCCATATCATCATAAAATTGCTGCTTTGCAGTTTCAAATTTTTCTTGTATTTGCTTAAACCTATTTTGCTTATAAAAAAATGTAGCAATATCTTTTTCATATTGCTTTTTACTCTTCATTGGCTTCAAGTCCTTTCAGAAGCCTATACACTCCTTTAGGCCATCTTGGTCCAGTCTTTATCCAAAGCACATCATCATAAGATACAATATATTCTTTTCCATAACTAGTAACAAGCTTCAGCTTTCTTTCTTCTGAATTTCTAGCTATAAGCTTTGCTGATTTTGCTTTATTTGCAAATTTAAAAGCAACCATTACTCCGGGTTCTACATTTTCAATATAAGCAGACTTGCTGCTTCTATCTTCTTTTTTTCTTATTGGAGTTAACTTAATTTCTTCTGCTTTTTCTTCTACTTTAGATGCTTCTTTCTTCTTAGCTTCTATAGCTTTAATAAGTTCATCTTTTCTCATATCCCACCTGCCAACAATCTTCAACTCTTTTGCTTCTTTAATAAGTTCTTTATAAGTCATACTTAACACTCCTTATTTAATTTTAATTTTAATTTTTAATTTGTTTTTTATTTATGTTTATATTATATACCAAGAATTAAAATTTGTAAATAGGTTTTTAAAATTTATTTTTGAGAAGTTTTCTAAGATTTTCAAGCGAGTCTTCTATTCTTGCAACGCTTTCAAATATTTCTTCTTTTGCAACTTCCTGTTTTTTATTTTGCGTTATCATAGCTTCCTGTATGCTCTTCGGTGTAGCTATTAATATTTTACTTTCTTTACTACCATAATCAATAAATTTTTCATGCAAAAGCTTCTTTTTAAAATTATCATCTTTGTACGTAATCTGTCTCAAAATATTAACCATATTTCTTGCTGTGTACACAAGATTTATCTTTTCGAAATCATTATGAATAACAATATCATAGTCTATTCTATCAACATTTGCATCTGCAACATTAGAACTTATCTGCTTAACTCTATTACTTTTTATTAATATTGTAAATACATTATCGAAATGTTCTTTGATAGCATCAATATCTTTCTTTTCTCTGAGCATTACAAACAGTATCTCTACATCTTTTTTGTCTTTTGCTACCATGAAATCAGCACACTTGTCCAAAACATAATTTAATGGAGAGTTGTTGTAAGCTTCCATAGCTAACTTGATATCTGAAAGCAGCTTTCTTGAAGCTTCATCTTTTTCTCCATTCCATCCTGCTACATAAGCAACATTTTTTACTTTATCTACAATGCTTATTGTCTCTGTATTTGCATATACACTGCAATAATTGCAAAAAGAGTCTTTACCTACTCCACCTGAACCATTCATAATTACTATATGCTTCTGCATTTTTACATCCTTCTTTCTGCCTTCTTATTTCACTTTAGACTAATTTGTTGTTTTGACTTAGGTTTTTATTTAACCAGCTCTAAAACTAACATGTAAGCCAAATACGATGGTTATTCTATTCCTATAGACTTACTTTCTCTTCTTATTTTGTTTATGCATTATGTATCTATAACACTCAACAATCACATACATAGCTGTTATTATCAAGACTATTGGCCACAATAGCATGCAACTTATAGAGTACTTATAAGGCTTATGCTTATCATTTACTCTATAAGCCCAATCTGTTAAAACTATACCAATCACAATATAACCATATACAGAAAATATTATAATAAATTCTTGTATTGTTAGCATTTTTACTTCCTTCTTTCTTTTTTATTTTTTATTTACTTGTTTTTATTATATCACACAACTTTTATTTTGTAAATATGTTTTTTAAAAAAATAAGCGGCATATTTCAGCCGCTTTTAAATTTATTTCTTAGCGTTTATTAAATCAACAATTCTTTGGTCAATAGGCTCTAATTTATCAAACACAATGCTACAGTAAAATAATGGTGAACCATTTGGAGTACACTCAAGATAAAAACCGTCATCAATATTTGATTTTGCAAATACTCTATAGCTTTCATTTTCTTTTACTTCAAAATTGAAAGAATTGCTTATAATATTCTTTGCAATCGACCTATTTATATCAACCTTCGAAGTATATCTTGAGTCAGGGACTTCTGTAAATGAGCCATTTGACTCAACTTTTGCAAGCCAAAAATCTACTGTATTTTCTGTATCAGTTTCATTGAATAATTGTGCTCCATATTCAAGATTTACTTTACCGTCTGCTTTAAATTGCAAATCGCCTTGAACTTTCATAGGGTCTGAACTTCCTGCATCATGCCAAGCATTATTATTTATGACCAAACTATCAAGACCTTTTATTACACCAACTGGAATTTTTGTATCAGAACTATTTACTGTATATCTATAGGCTGCTACGTTACTTGGACACGCTACAATAGATTTGTAAAATCCTTTCTGCGTATATAGCATCTCTTCTTCAATATGAGAATTATTCATTACAATTGCTCGTGTAAACTCTGGTGCGATATCAATTTCAAAATCTTCAATAGCTAAATCTAATGGCTGTTCACTATCTTCTGAATACAATACAAAAGCAAGCTCTTTACCGTCTATAGGCAGTATAAAGTCTTTACTTACAGTGTGAATATCATCTACTGCATCTTCAGCAATAAATAACCCATCGGCAACTTCCCAACCTTTAGCAAATACAGGAGAACCATTATTGTAATTTAATAACTCTGGTGCCGGAATAGTATCTAGTTCTGCTCCTGTATATTTTAATAAAGCAACTCTAAAAGCATTCATTTTATTTATCACCTTCAAAGTCACTTTTGCACTTGCACCAGCTTGACGCATAACAAACGTATCAAATCTATTATATCGCTTATATAAGCAAAATACAGGTAAATTCAAGCCGCCAGCATCTTTTACTATTAAACGATAGTTTTGTATTCCAAAACGCATTTTAGTCTTATTGCTTACCCAAACATTATCACCAAAATACATAGTTTGTGGCTCTAACTCTGTAATTGGTTCATCAAAAATTAAATCCTGAGCAAGATTCATATTATTAATACCATAGTATCTTTTAAGCACATTTACGGAATAACCAGTATAAGCAATGAAATTTAGCAAAGCTAAACCACTTGTAACATTATCTGCTAAAGGCTGAATAACAATTGCTGTTTCTGCACCAATAGACAATAATTCTTCATTTGCAAAATTTGTTACAAACTTAGGCCTTATTTCTGTATACGCAGCTGCTTTTATCAAGCCAAGATACAACTGTTTACGCTCTTTCTGACCAGCAAGGTAATGTATTTCTGTTGCCATAGGATTTCCATCAATGTCATATAATAGATTTCCATTTTGGTCTGCAAACTCAATTCTGAAAAATCCATCTTGTGTTATTGTTCCTGCATCCATTTTGTTAGGACAATAACTTAAGCCAAGCAAAAATAATGTTCCACCTGTTACATTAGGGTCTTTTCCATCTATTTCCTGAATTACAAAAGTTTTATCTTGAGAATTTGCATAAACAAACATTCCGCCTTTATGCTTTATATCTTCAAACCAAAACTTTGCATTATCATACTTGGAATTAAAAATTCTATCATAGCCAAGCATGGCCATAATTCCTTCATTTGATTTAGCTGGAATCACACTAACATCTGCAACACCACCTAAATTAGCAATTCTAATAGAACCATCTGAGCATTGAAATTTATTTGATTTAAACTCTTTTTTCAATTCACTATCTTTAAAAGTGAGCTCTGCTTCATCAGATATAACTTTTATATTTCCATCACCGTCGTCTTCAATAGTAGACTTGGCAAAAGTGATAGATTTTATACCTAAAGAAGCATTTCCTTTTTCATCGGATACTGTCAAAGCATAATAAGCTGTTTTTTCATGCCCAAACCATTCATACGTATTTTCATTACTTAATGGCAAAAGCATACCATTATAGCCATCTTCGCTTATTTCTTTCGGGGCATAAGCTCCATCTATCATTTCATTTGCACTGGACTGCAAAACTACTTTGCCTCCTGTTATATTTAAAGACCTAAACACTTTAACTAAAATAATCTGGTCATTCACTAAAGGTGGTAAAACTTGTGTAAATGTTTGATTATTCTGTGTTAACTGAAATACCAATAATAAAATTTTTGCTTTTGAATAAGGTTCTTTAGTTAAATCTACTGCGGCTGTTTCTTCAAAACGATTAGCATACACCATTTTCTTTATTTGCTCAGGAGTCAGATTTGACGTGTTAGGATGCAATCCTTTAGATAAAGCTATGAATGCAGAGTCTTGCTTAAGCCTTTCTGTAAAAGCATTTGGGCTTCTATAATCAGCAACTTCCTTAGTTAATTTGTCAACTTCTTTACCAAAATCAGTATTAGCAACTTTTCTCCTAACTTAATCAAATCAACATCTTCCATATCATTCTGCATCAAACCAGCTTCTTTAGCTTTAGCCATCATAGAGGTTTTCGATACATTCGATAAATCAGCTTTTGCAAAATCAGCAATAGGTGTTTCACTATGCTGAACAAATTTAGTATTATCACCATTCATTAAATCTTTATCTACAGTATAAGTTACAGTATAAGTACTCATGCCATTAATATCTACACCTAATAGCATCTAACCACTAATAGACACCATAGCACCCCATCTATCAACCATGATTTTATTTTCACCTGGCGTAAAAGAAACTTTAGAGGCGAAATCTGGATTATTCTTGTCAATAACATACACCGTATTGCTATTATAAGCTTTACACTTAATAGCTATATCTGCTCCAGCTGGTATGCTTACAGGAACAGAATGGTCAAATAACTCTAAAGTACATAAATATCTATTGTTATTCTGATGAAATTCTCCTAAAGTAGCTCCGTTTACTCTTGAACTGTCCATTATGAATTGTCTTGGTTGTATTGCTCCAAAATCAGCCATTCAAAGCGCCCCCTTTTATTTCTCATTAAGCACAGGAATAGAACCTACAGATGAAACCTCCATATCTAAAGCTGTTGCAATGTCTCTTATTTTAACATAGTTTGTATTATTCACTAATACTCTTTCAACTTCTACTTTCTTGCCATTTATGAACATCTGTATTTTTTCTACTTTCGCATCATCACCCCCTTTATAATCAACATCATAAGCTTTGCATAACCCTTTGCATATAGCCCTTGCACAATCCTCTCTATAATCTTCAGATAAAAGCAAATTAGCTTCATTAAGATTAGTCATAAATCCACATTCAACTAAAGCAGCGGGCATATTAGTTGAATTTAACACGTATAAACCAGGATTTGCTTTAACTCCTCTATCTCTTCTACCTGTTTCTTCTATTAAGCATTTGTGTATCTCTTTAGCAATATTATAAGTCTCAGCATCAGCCAAGCTATAAATAAATGTCTCAATTCCTTCTGCACTATTAAAAGAGACTCCATTTCCGCTTGCATTTGCATGAATGCTTATATAAAAGTCTGCATGATTTCGATTAGCAAAATTTACCCTATTTGCTAACGATACATCTGTATCTCCAGCCGCTACTTCAACAACAGTAAAACCACAAGCTTTAAGTTTTTTTACAAGCTTTTTTGCTACAGCTGAATTAAATTCATTTTCGCGCATTACATATCCGTTTGGCATTACAGGAGTTCTTTTGCCTGGAGTTTCCATTCCATGCCCATCATCTACTGCTATTCTTATCATTTGCTTTCACCTTCTTTTGCTACAGGTAGTATTGGAGTAGTTTCCGAACTATCTTTCTTCGTAAAGTAATATGTTACGATTGCTGAAAGAATTGTTGCAAAATATTCTGGTTCAATCTCTTTTACAACAGCTAAGTAGCAAAATACAGCCAGCACCATAATAGTAACAATTGACTTTACAGATAACAGTTTAACCAAAGCTTTACAAAGCTCTTCTTTCATATATCTTCACCTTCTTCATTAGCATTTATAATATTTGTATCATTAACTGTGCAATTTCTTTCTTCTTCTCTTATTTGCTTTCTTTCCTGCCTATCATTTTCTCTTTCATCTCTTCTTTCCTTCTCAGCTGCTTCAAGTCTTTTGTCTTTATTTGCATAATAACGTTGCTGTAAAGTCATAAGGGCACAGATACCAAGCTCTGTGCCAAAGACTTTCAAGCCTGATGACAAAATTTCACTCGTATCTGCGCCCGTAATTGCAATTATGCTATAAGAAGCAACCACCATTATAACGCAGAAAAGAAGAGAATAAATGACAATCGAAGTCATCGTATCTTCATTAATTTTTATTCTGCGTTTCATATCTTATTCCTTTCCTTTTGGTAACATTTTTACGTAAAGCTCACTTGCTTCTCTATAAGCTTTATGAAGTGCTTTAGGGAGTTTTGTTCTATCAACTGTGACAGGACCAGGGAAGCTGTCTTCAAGTGTGATGTATTTAATATCCTGTTCTCTTTTGTATTTTGTAAGATATACATAACCTTTGCCACCGCCGTAAACATTTACTTTTTCATTGTTTATAACTGGTCTGCCACCGGTACATCCGCATTCATCTGTTACAATAAACTTATAACCAGGCTTGCTGTACTCAACTGCATGATTTACTTCTCTGGTTGCGTGAAGCTCTCCATATTTGTCAATATAAAGAATAACTTCTCCCTCAAGTAAAGTAATGCCTTTTACACTTTCTACTACATTTGTCATAATAAATTCCTCCTTCTTTAAATACAACTTTATGTTTATATGCTAAAGGATTTTATCCTTTTAGCTTACTGCTTTTCAAGCATATTTAGCCTGCTTTCATGGTCAATTAACTTTTTTTCATTATCCCCAATTTTATCATCTTGTCTTTCTAACTCTTCCCACAACTCTTTATGTTTTCTAGAATTATTTTTTATTTGAGCAGCAAACTCTTCTTTATGAGATTTTATATCTTCAGAAAGCTGCTGAAGTAAAAGTCTAAATTCTGTCATTTCAGTTATTAATGGAGTTAAAATCTGACTCAATTTTATTAAGCCACCAAAAATTAGAGCTGCAACTGAAATTAAAGTAACTAATCGAGTGATTGTTTCCCAATCCATATAATCACTCCTTTTTCTTAATAATTTCAGCTTTCTCCTCGGGAGTAATGCTGCCTTTAGCAACCATAGCAGTCAACTTTTCATCATTTACTCTACCTGCTATGTATAATCTTTTAAGACTATCAACCAACATGCTCATTATAGCAGCCCTCCTTTCATAAGCTCCTCTGTATATCTATCTACAGCTGAATTTTCGATGTCTGTATTTTTCTTTTGTATTTCTTGTAAAAGTACCTCAAATTCAGATAATTCTTTTGTCGGTATTTTGTATTCTCCAAAACCTGTGTCTGCATAATATCCCATACCAAGTTTAATACTATCATCACACTCAACAGCTATTACAATATTTCCTTTTGGGTCAGGAGGGTATGCAGGAGGTATATCACTTTCAATTATATCAATAACAAGATTATTTAAAATCATAGCATATTTCTTCATTTAAGTACCTCCTTTAAGCAACTGTCTTTGTGGCAAGAATATAAACAAAAGCACCACTTGGCTGCCCTCCAGCAGCTCCTGGTGAATTACTGTTCGAAACACCTCCGCCACCTCCAGCGCCTCCGGAACCATACCCTATGCCATCAGCACCTGGTTTAGCATTATTTGCTAAGCTTACACCGCCTGTTCCTCCTACGGCAGCTGCAACAGGCTTACCATTTTCATCTATACCTGGACCACCATTGCCTCCTTGTCCTCCAGATTTGCCATTGTTATATTCTCCGTCTGTGCCGCCAATAGCACCTCCTTTGCCTCTGCTAGTTTTATTTCCATCAGTACCAGCAACACCGGGACTCAAAGTTACTAAATTTCCTATAACAGTTGCTTGGCCTGCATCACCTACAATTATATTTATTTTTTGACCAGGAGTAACTGAATAATTTTTATTCACAACACTTTGGCCGGCACCTCCGCCACCACCTCCAGCGCCTCCAACGCCTCCATCACTAGCAGAAACACTACCATTTCCACCTTTTCCTCCAGCACCACCTGAAGCAATAGCTGTAATAACAACTTCTTTGAATCCAGCTGGAACTTGCACTTCTTTTGTAGTAGGAGATGTCAATTTTGCCAATTCTACAGGCAAAGTATAAACTAGCTTTCTAACTTCTCCAAGCTTAACATCATCTAAACTTATTGTAGTACTAACACTTAAGCTTGTAATCTTAACCGAATAACTTCCAGGTCTTATATTAACAAACTTTTTCTTAAACTCACCGCTGTCTTCATCGGAAGCTTCTAAAGTTATTGTAAATTTAGGATAAACTCCATCTTTATTCGTAAACTCAAAAGTCGTACCTTCAACACCTTTACATACAACTTTTGCTGCTAAAAAGTCATCAAGTGTTAAATCCTTATCTTTATTTAAAAATCTTTTAATTTCCCATATAGCCATTATCTCACCTCCTATTATGAATTAATATCTGTAACAATTTCTTCAGCTATAGCACCTGGTACAGATGTAGATGTTGCAATCTGTTTCTTAGGCAATACAGGCAATCCTGTATCATCATACAACGTAATAATCTGAGTAAGAGTTGTAGTATTTGTTTCTCTAACTGCAACTTTCTGTTTACTAATAGTATTGAATATTTCTTCAGTAATAACTTCTCCAGCTTCTGTTGTTTTTCTTGTAATACCTGTCATAGAAGCTAAGTTATCAAAATCAAATGTCTGAAGTTTAGCAATATTATTCTTAACTGTTGCATACCAAGCATTGATAGTGTTGAATATTGTATCAAAATCTGTCTTCTGTGAAGCAAGCTGTGCTTCAAAATCTTCCTGCTGCTTCTGTAATTGCTGATTCCATTTTGCTTCTTGCTGCTGCTTTATATTTTCCCAATTCTGTATGCTTTGTTCCAAAAAACTCTGAAACTGTCTGTACAAATCTGTCATATCTATCTGGTCAATTATACCAGCTACTATACCACAAACACTATCATCAAGTCTTGTATCTGTAATTTCGGCATCTGTAATTGACACAGCATTTTTTTCTATCCTAATTGTAGCTAATCCTAACTCATAATAGTTACCAGCATCCCCTACATATCTCTGCAATTCAGGAGGCTGAGGATTTGAAGCTGGTGTACCTTTCCTTATTGCTACTTCCCATATTCTATCAAGCAAATTAAGTCTTAATACAACTCTGTCAATTCGTGGATTATCTGCTATGCCAGTATCTACAACAAGATTAACTGGTTCTTTTATATATCCATGATACCCGTCTACAAATCCATGACCTTCTCTTATAGTAATGCCCATAAAACCAGATGAAACAACTTTGCATCCATCAGCTGGATTAGCATATATTCCATTTCCAATAAACTGCTTAAAGAACAAGGCAAAATCTCGAGCCAAGTACACACGGTCATCAACTAATTTTTGTGATATATCATCATATATTTCTTTACTGTCGAACGGAAAGCCAAACACAGTTTGCTTAGAACTATCTGCCATTATTATGTCACCTCCTCATAGTGCTCAGGAATTGATTTTATACTTGTTGTTATTTCTATTTCATATCCATCTTCGCCCCAAGACTGAGACACTGAAGTAATTTGAGTTTCAAACAAAAGAGACAATCTTTTATATTGCTGAATTACTGTATCTCCTATTTCAAAATCTCTACCATACATAGATACTTTTTCAGCAGGAATAGTACTTTGCATTACTTCATTTCCAAGATACCCTTCTTCATTCAACAGCAATTTTGAAAACAACACTTTTGAATATTGAGTATTATTTAATTGATTTCCGCTTTTTGTTTTTCTTGAAACTCTAGTATAATCAACACAAATTTCTCTTCTATCAACTCCTATTGGTTCTGTATCACCAACATAGAATTTGAATACCGGATTGTCTCCTTGTCCACCGCTGGAACTCTCCAAAGATGCTCCTATTATATAGAACACATTACCTACATCTGCGATATCATTGTAATAATTAACGTCTGTAGCTGTATCTCTATCCATGCTTAATATTACATCTGGCTTTTTTGTACCTTGATAAAAATATAGTGTCAAATCACCATTATCTTCTAACGAAAGAGTAAAACCAAAATCTACTGCTTGACACAGTTCTTTTATACAACTCAATAAATTTGTTTTGTCTGCTTTAAAAGATACTTTAGCTGTCTTCATTGAGTCATTTTGATATTTTATATTAAACTGCCTATCATAGTCTCTTTGAGGAGCAACTAAACCTGTATTTACACAGTCAGTCACTGCTTTGCTAAAATCAACATTATCAAAATTTAAGTCATTAACAAAGCGATATCTCATCAGATAGCATAAAAAATGTCCCTGTATCTTAACATTACTATTTATACCATCTGATGTATCATATTCTTTATATGTCACAAATGCTTGATGTTTTAAATCATCAGAATTTTCAATAACCATTCCATAGTCAACTTTATCAGCTAACTCTTTAGGAAGCATTATTTCAAAAGAACCTTCTTCATTGTAATGAGGCTCCCACTCTACAGACTCATAAGCATCAATAACTATTCTTTTATTTCTATCAAAATCTGTAGCAAACAGTATCATCCTAGCACCTCCAAGAAAGCAGGTGAATATTTAATATAAAAGCTTAAAGCATAATTATTATCGCTTTCAAAATCAAGGTCATTTTTTCCGGGCAATATTTGCCAAAAATCTGAGTCTCTTGTAAGCTTATTAGTTACATCTGTTTCAACTCCATCAACATCATATTTCTTAACATATTTATTCGCCACTTGCGTGCTTATGATAAACTTCTCACCTTGTTCTAAACCTTCTTGCAAATAAAATTGCTCTTTAGTTTTATTATTTACACCTTTAAGATATTTAATAGGACCGTCTTTTGCTTCTACTACAAGCTCAAAACCTACTTGAATATCTCCTTCATTAAATATATTATTTATATTGTTATAAGGTATTCTACCAAATATTTTACCTTTATTCGCATCAATAACTAATGGGAATAAAGCTGTGCCTTGTGCTTCAGACTTTCTAGCTACTTCATTCCACTTATATCTAAAAAATGGATAAAAGGCTACAAAATCTAAGACAAATTTACACAATACTTCATTATTTTCTCTCCATTTTGTAGAATACTTTACAGAATTTTCCGCTTTAACTATTATTTTATAATCTCCACTTATTAATTCTAATTCGTGCAAAGGATTTATAAGTCTATTTAATTGTTTTTTATAATCTTCTACTGTATTACTGTCATAAGCTGTGATATAACCTTCAATCGATATTTCTCGTTCTTCAAATTTGATATTTGCTTCTCGCACTCCATAACCTGCAACATCTGCTACAGTTGAAAAATCAGCCTCACATGTTCCCCAATCAACACCATCTTCATCTAAGAAGAATGGGTAAGAAGAATGCGATAATATTAGACTTTGATTATAAGTTTTGTTTAAAATCTCTATTTCCATATTACACATATCCTCCTTCCATATCTCTCTTAGCTTTTTTAAGCTGTCTTCTTACTTCTCTGGGTGTAATAGGCTTTGGTGAATAGAAGTTATAAATATCTCCTCCAGAAGATTTTTTAGGACTACTGTATTCTTCATTCTCTTCTTTTGTTAATACTCGTTCTCCTTCATGAAGTTCTGCTACATAGCCATCATAAGGAACATAATCAAGCCCGTTCTTATGGGAGCCTGATATTCCTGAAGTTTTTGCATTTGCACCTATAGCAGCTTCAATTTGACTAACAAGACTTGTTATTCTATTAAGTTTTTGAACTAAATATGTTATAATACTTTCAACATAAGCTTGTAATCTTGGGAACATTATTTCCATACCGTCTTTCATAAATTCAATTACGTTTGAGCCTGCTCCTACAACAACACGTTGATTAGCATCTATTTCATCAGCTAAAAATTCCGTTGCATTTTCAGACTGTTCTTCAAAAACTTCTTGGGATTTTGTTTCAAAGCCCTCCCCGACTGCCGTTGCAATAATTGAACCTATAGCTTTTATGCTTTCTCCATCTTCTTTTCCTAAGATGTACTCTTCAAATGTGCCTTGTTCAAATATTGCTTGGCCTTCAGCAAGCTGTAATTTTTTATTAAAAAGTTCCTGATACTCTTCTAATTGTTCTTCAGTCAGCCTTGTTAAAGCTTCAATCTCTGCTGAAGCGTTTGGCCCAAGCTCTCTTAATTCATCAAGCAATGGTCCTGTAATGCCTTTTTCCTGCAGCTTGTTTATATTATTGCTCCAGTCTTGAAGAGCTTCTACTTGACCTCTTAAATTATCCACAAGTTGTTTTGATGAAACTTTTTCTTTTTCTTCTACCTCATCAAATATACCTACAAAACCACTTATCGAAGCAACTCTTGTAGAAATTAAATTGTCGTATTCTGACCTAAGATTTTTATACTCCTCAATAGCCTCTTTCTGTGCTTTTAACATTTTCTGTTCTTTTTGTTCAAGCTCTTCTTGAAGCTCTTTTTGAGCAGTATATATCTTTTTATTAATTTCCTCAATGTCTTCTTGAACAAGTTTTTTGTTCTTGAGCATAGCTTTCCAGAAGTCAATTTCTTGTTTTAAAGTTAAATCATCATAAAACTTTTTATCATTAACCCATTTTGTGGCAGCTTGCATTAAGCCTTGTGAATACTCTTTTGCAGCTTTTTTCGCTTTTGTATCTTTTTTTCCAAAAACATTAGCAAAACCTAAATCTACATTAGTTGCAACTTCTTCAGCCCATTTTGAAGGTGAGTGAGTGTCAAAACCTTCTTTGTTTGTAAATACATTTTTAATATTATTTACAAAGCCTGCAACTTTATCAGTTAACCAACCTGCAGCTCCTGTTATACCTTTCCATATGCCTTCAACAATATTTTTACCAATATCAATTATACTTCCCATTATATTTCCAAAACCATTTACTAAAGCACCAACTATTTCTGGCACTGAAGCTGCAATCTTTGGAATACTTTCAAGTATACCTGAAGCTATTGATAACAAAAGTGTAACGCCTACTTCAAAAATTACTGGTAAATTGTTTGCAATAAATGTTGTTATTGCAGTTATAATTTCAGGTAATCTTTTAACTAAGCCTGGTATTTCATCTATAATACCATTTGCAAATTGCTTTAAAAACTCTAAACCTTTATAATAAAAAGTTGGTAAGTTTTGTGTCAAAAAATCAATAATGCTAAGTATAATATCTGGCAATCTTGAAATTAACTGAGGTACATAAGTTATAATACCATTTGCAATTTGTTCTAAAATTTGACCCCCCGCTGCAACGATAGAAGGAAACATTTGCTGTAAAGCTGTAATAATTGAACTTATTACCGTTGGTATTGCAGATACTATCATTGGTAAATTTTGCATTAAACCATTAAGAACAGAGGTTAAAATTTGAACACCAAAATCTAAAAACTCTGGAAGTTTATTAGTTGCTTTTGTTATTAAATCACCTATAGCTGTTGAGAATTGTTCATCTGCTCCCTCAACACCTGTCAACATTCCTGCTAAGCCTGATGTTACCTCAGCTATACTTGGCATAAATTCGGCTATAAGTTTTGTTTTAACCTCAGAAACAGATTGACCTAAAGTTGCTAAAGACTCGTCTAGCTGCGCTTGTGCTATTCTAGCTGCAACTAATGCCTCGTTATTTTCATAAAATGCTTCACTTGCATCCATATATGTTTCTGAAAGAGTATTCATAATCAAATTAGCTCTTTCAGACTCACTGTTGCAAGCAGCAAGTTTAGTATTAAAATCATCTTCACTTATACCTACCCAATTTAATGCATCTGCAAGAACGCCTGTTACCTGGCCAACCTTTGCTGTCTCGTTTGAAGATTCAATTAAACCTTCAATTGGTAAACTATCGCCAAATGTACCATAAGCTCCTGCTGCAATATCAACCCAAGTTGCCGCATCTTCTGTGTCTTTCGCCAATCTTGCTAAAAGCTGACTTGCTTCTGTAGCTGTATCGGTATCACCTAAAATTTGATAAAACCCATTATAAACATCTTTTGCATGTTCAACCCCTACAGTAGATGTTTCAAAAGCAGTATTTAATTTGCCCATTGCAATTCGATACTCTTCGGTTTTATCTTCTAAAGATAAAAGAGCTGCACCGGCTGCACCTGCTGCACCTACAATAGCTCCAATTCCTTTAACTGCCAAACCCCCTACAGTAGCCAAGCCGCTTGATAATGATTTACCTACAGAAGAAACTTTATTTTCAAAGCCTCCTAAAGACTCACCTGCATGTTTTATCCCATCAGTAAAACCTGTTGTGTCTAAATCAAGATACCCTACGGCTTCTCCTAATGTTATGCTCAAATTTTTCACCTCCTTTTCTTATGTGAACTGTTTATAAAATTCTGTAAAACTTGTATAATGCTGCTCAACTTCTTCTGTATTGAAGTTTGGCTCTTCCCCTGCTTCAACTTGAGCTCTTACATAAAAACAAGCCTCATTGAAACAAAAAGCAGTATACTCATCATAAATGTTTACAATTTCGCTTGGCAGCTTATTAAACATTTTTGACATTTGAATTATTTGAAGTATTCTGTGGCTTTGTACGAAAAGACTTCAAACCATTAATGCCCTGCTGACTATAATTATATATTGCAACAAATTGTTCGTCTGTCAATTTTAAACCTGCTTCATTTAATTCTTTTAAAGTAGGCTCTTTTAATGACAACTCAACAATAATCTGCATTACCTGTAAAGTGTCTTTTATTGTTGAATCTTTCATATTTATATTTTTTTTACCTGTAAATAACCCTTCTGCAACTGCTAACAAGCTATTTGGTATTTTGCCTTCACTCATTAATTCAACCATTGAGGGTCTTGCAAGTCTTGCAACAAAAGGTTGACCTGGACCAAATTCTGGTAATTCAACTATACTACCATTTGCGTATTTTTTTAAAGCTTCGATGTTTGTTACTTTCATTTCATTTTGATATTTTGACATTTTAATTCTCCTTTTTGATTATGCTCCTAATTCTGTTACCTGCGGTAAAGCATCTATATACTCAATTGTATATGGAGCTTCTCCTGTCTTAGGAGCACTATTAATAGTATACTCGCTTACTCTGAAAACATTATCTTCTGAATTAAGTGAAATAGGAACACCCTGACAATTGGGATATGTTACTTTTTCATAATTAACAATCTGACCACTTGCATCATACTGCGCTGAATATGCACATAAAGTAAATACTTTTCCTTTTTCTGCTGAGCCTGCAACGGGTGGTTCATACTTAGTTATTTTTCCTGCACCACCGGGAGGGGTTGTTGTAATTGTGCCGCCCTGGAGAACCATAACAAGCTCTGGAGTAAATACATTATCTGTTAACGTAATTTTATTACCAGTTATTGTTGACTGCTCACCTTTCTGAGCTTTGAGTACATTCTTTATAACTAGCTTTGTTGCTTCTGTAGTCTCAATCTGAGGTTCTACAGCAATTTTTGTAGCTGTATCAAGTGCTATCTCTGTAGCTCCATCTCCTTCTACAGTAATTGTAACAAGATTAACATCAATTGTAGGAATAGCAGTTGCTCTTTTTAATGCCATTTAATTCTACCTCCTTTTCATTTTTCTATAGTTGATATACAATATGCTTGTCATATATGCTTCTACTAAATTATCGTAAAAGGGCTCGGTCTCAGAATGAGCCGGCCTTATCATTGGAAATAATTTGTCTAAGCTTTCTTTTACTTCTTCTACAAATTCTTCTATAATAGAAAAATTATTCTTAGGCGTATACAAAAGTATATCGTATAAAGCTTGCACTGAAGATACAGTATTTGTATCAATAACTTCCCTTTGCTTTACTACAATATACTTACTTGTACACAATCCTTCTTTCTGGTCTGGAGCATAAACTTCAAACCCTTCTTTTTTTAAGTGTGTATAGATATCTTTCCATCGTGTGTTAGCCATTATTTACCTCCCCGCAATCTGTCTATAAGCTTTTCAAATCCAGGCATTATATCATTTGCTCCAACTTCGATTAAAGTAGGTTCAATAATAGCATATTTCTTTTCATTAGCAAGCTCAAGAAAAACACCATATCTTACACCGTGAGCTAATTGAAGCCTATAACCTTTGGCTACTTCAATAGAACTTCCTTTAAGACGCTTTCTTGCATCTGTGCTTCTATCTTTCCATTTTCTATGCTCTTTAGCGTAAGACTCAAGCTTTTCCGCAGATGTGTCGGCATACATACGAATAGCTGCTTGTGCTTTATCTTCAAAATTAGCTAAACCTTTTACTAAATCTTTGAAATCAACATCTAGCCCATCATTTGCCATTATCTTTCGCCTCTATAATTTTACAACTTATATCAAATGCAAAATCTTTTTCAAGAAAATTTATTTTATCATTAACTTCTATCTTTTTGTCTCCGATAAAAGTATAATCACCTTTTTTTATAGCCCTACTATTATCATCTACAAGACATAAAATGCTGGGAGTATATACTTTATTTGATATGGAACCACTGTCACCATCTGTAACACCAATATAAGATGTATTAGTATGGTATATCCCTTTCAGGACGGCCACCTCCCAAGCCTGTAACAGTGGTTCATTAAATTCATTTTTGCCATTTCTGTAAAAAGTAAACGTTTCGCCTGATAATAGTATAGCTGTTTTTATTTTTCTCTCTTCAAACTGCTTTAATTTTGTTGACACATATATTCACCCCTTCAATACACCAGAATTACTGGGTCTAAACTGTGATGCTAACCTCAGGAAATATTTTGATGTATCTGCAGTAGTCATACCACTTATAGTTAATGTGGTATTTTCAGCCTTAATTATAAGACATTCATAAGCAGTTCGTTCAAGGTCTCCGCTATTCTTAGCTAAATAAAACTCTAACTCTTCATCTGTAAAATAAGGAAGTGCGTTTTCTCTTATTAACTTTTTCAAAGTTGCTATTTTATCATCAGGCATCAGCATTCACTCCTTACTTATTTTCTTCGATATAAGCTTCAATAATAGCTATAACTTCTTTTCTATTTTTACCTGCAATATCTAAATTATATGCTTCTGCAAATTCTTCAGCTTCTTTCTGACTAAATTTATTTACAGGCTTTTCAAAAAGTTTTACTAATCTTTCAGCCTTATCGTCTTCTTCATCTTCTTCTTCTTCACTGTCTGTTTCATCAATTTCGAAGCTTTCTTCTTTCTTTTCTTCTTCTTTTTCATTAACTGGCTTCCAGCCATTTCCTTCAAAATACTCTCTGTATGCTCCTTTTGTAACATCAAGTATTTCACCATCTCTTTTTATCTTCATTATCTACAAACCTCCTATCAAGGTGTAACATCTGCAATAAGAACCTGGTCTGCTCTTTCAAATGAAGGTAAGCAAATCATAGAAACTTTTGTCTCAACAGTAACAGGATCGGCTTTCTGAATTGTTGTTATTGCAACACCAGTATCTGTTATATCTACATTTGCAACCTTTGAAGTTCTAAGGTCTGACTCTTCAGGAGTTGTACCGAACCAAGTATTACCAAGACTACCTTCAGGGAACATAACGAACGTATCATCTGCAATATACTGTTTTGTAGCACCTGCTTCATCAATGTATTTCTTTGTATATATTACAACATCAATTCCTGTTGCCTGGAATATGAAGTCTTTAATTACAGTTTCTGTAATAAGACCAATACCATTATTTGCAGGATAGATTGATTTTCTTATACCTTCATTAGTCATAATGTAACTGAAAGTTTTTCTATTACATACTGCTCTTGTAGGCTTTGTACCTGTATCATCTTCAATAATCTGCTGCCAGTCAAGAATATCTTTTATGATATCAGTTGTAGTAGTAGCCCAGCTTGCGGCTGCTGTTTTCTTATGTCCTGCAGGAATTTTATAGTCAAAATTGTATTTCTGGCCATTTGCCTCAATAGCTACAACACCAGTTGTAAGAGCCATCATTCTCATTCTTTCTCTCTGAGCAGAAGCACCTTCAAGAAGAGACATATTGTCATCAAATACCATCTCTGTAAGAGATGTAATGTAAGCATCATTATTTGTTTCAAGAGCCATATTAAGAAGCTGTCTTGTTTCTTCATTAATACTCTTTGATTTCTTGAAGAATGGCATCTGAGCAGATACTTCATCAAACTTAATTCTTGTACCAAGCTTTGCAGGAACATCAAAAGCTGAAGGGTCAAGAACTACAGGAAGACCTTTGCTTCCTTTTATCCATTTAAGGTCAAGGCCTAACTTCTTTTTGTTAGGAAATATAGTTTCTCCGAGATATGGAGCTCTATCTTTTACATTCATATTCCATACAGCTGTCTGAGCTTTAGCTGTAACAAATTCAAATATACTTTTTGCCATTATATAATCACCTCCAAATTATTTTACAAAGTGCATAGCTTTAAGTGCACCTTTTACATCTTCATCAATGAGAGCTGCTGTTGTTCCGTCAATTTTATTGAGGTCAATAACACCTGCAATATAAACAGAAGCATTAGCATTACCTGCTGTAACATCAACATCACCTGTAAGAATGCCAATAGCATTAGCGGGTGTAGCAATCTTTTTCATTGCTGTTGTTCTTGCTGTTAAATCACCTTCAATAGGCGTACCTGCTTTAATAATTTTCTTACCATCACTATCTGCTACAACATCTGTATTACCAACTACAACTCCAATAGCAATCTTTCCTTCTTCACAAAAAAGAATTGTCTGTGGAGTATATCCTTCAACAACTGTTACACCTGTTTTATTTAACATTTAAAAACCTCCTTTATTAATTAATTTCTGAAGTAAACGTTTTCGTTCTTCTTATTCTCTCTCTCTTTTTCTTTATTTGCTCTTATTCTTTCTACAATATCATTTTCTGCACTTCCGGGAGTTGAACCACCTGCACCTGCTGCTCTTCCTGTACCTGAATTTCTGTTGTTATTATCATCTGTGCTTGATACAATATAGAACATAGGATATTTTGATTTAAGCTCTTCTAAAATGCTTTCAATTGAATGTTCCTCATCTACTTTAACAGCAGCTAAAGCTATAAGGTCATCAAGTGCATCTGGTTTTGCACCTAAACTCAAAGCTTTTACTTTAGCAGTAAGCATTATATTTTCTTTCTGCACAGCTTCTAAAGTTCCAAGCTTTTCATTTGCTTTATCCAGTTCTGTCTTCTGACTTTCCTGCCAATTTCTGAACTTTTCCATAATATCTTTATTTGTTTTAGCATCGTCTGTATTGATGCCAAGTTCTCTAAGGATAGCTGCTCTTCCTTCTTTCTTTTCTTTAGCCATCATTCTTGACAGTTCATCTTGTGACACTGATACAAGCTTTTTGCCTTTATCATTATTGCCATCTGTATTCCCTGTATTCCCTTCGGATGAATTATTATTTCCGTTGGTATTATTATCACCACCTTCATTTCCTCCATCACCTGAAGAGCCTGAACCACCTTCTGCAAAAAGCTGTAAGTTCATTTTAAGTAAATTTTCCGTTGTATTCTTTTTCATTTCGTTTCCTCCTTATTTTCCATCATTCTTTTTGATTGGTACTATATAACATCTCAACGGTTAAAATATTATATAATCTATTTAAACAAGAAAAAGACTAACATCTATGCTAGCCTTAATCTTAAGAACTTTTATTTAATTTGTTGTTTTATTATAATTATATTATATCATATAAAGTTTAATTTGTAAATAGGTAATTACAAATTTCTTCAATTTTATTTACAACTTTTTTATCTAAACTTTCAATTAAATATTCAGGAATATCTTCAAACCCATAATAAGTTCCTGCTATACCTCCACAAATTGCTGCAATCGTATCAGCATCTCCTCCATCATTAACTGCTCCTACTATAGCATCTTTATAAGTATTTGTATTTAAGAACCAGTATATAGCATTATTTAATGTATTAACTACATTACCTGTTGGTTCTTTAAGCTTACAGTTATCATATTTTATTTTTTTGTCTCTTTTTGCTAACTGAATTATATCAAAATATAAAGATATACAATTAGTAGAAATACTATTATAATGAGTTATTTTACCTTGAGATACTGCATATTCTTTATTGCCCATTAATACGGGTAGTAAGCATCTCATTAGCCCTCCATTTCCTAAACTTGCATAGCAACTATCAACTGCATAAGATATATCAAACCAATTACTATAGTTCTTCTTATCTAAGCATTCGTTTATAACTTTTGCACACTTAGAGCCTACGTCTATTGGCATACTATTAAACCAATCTGCAAAACCTTTGCAACATCTGTTTAAATAATCTCGATGTGACTTTGAATTTATTAGACTTTCTGCAACAATTAGCATCATCTCAGTATCATCAGTAACTTGCCCTGGCTTAATTCTAAGCCAGCCTCCACCGACTATTTTATCTAATTTGCCATAATTAGTTTTAATTTCATCTTTTGTCATAAACTCTGTAGTTGCACCCATTGCATCACCAATAGCAAATCCATAAAGAGCGCCTTTCACTTTTGACTTATCTAAATTCTTTTTCATCGCACTTACCTCCATATAAAACTTTGCCTGGTTTTAAATTTATAAACTTTTCACAAGTAGCAATTTTAGCTTTATCTACAAATTTACAATCTTTACAATCTAAATTGTCATTTGTAATTGTACTAAGATTGCCTGATTTTTTAGAATACACAAACTTATCTTTGTTCTTTTCTTTCATATTATTACCTCTTTTCTTTATAGTTATAGTATTCCTATATATATTATAACATATATATTATAATTTGTAAATAGTTTATTTTAAAATTGCAGTCATATAAACAACTAAATTTTTTGAGCCTCTTACTTCTTTTTCTTCAACATCTTCTATAACAAATCTTGTGCCAGCTTGTATTAGTATTTCTTGTTCATTTTCATATTTACTGATAGGCGCAACATAAGCTGCATTTGTACCTTTTGGCAATTTTATAACATACTCTACTCCATCTGGATTAAAACCTGCATCTTCAAGAGGAGTCGTACTCATAAAGCCTTTATCTTCTACTACTTGACCTATTAAATTTTTTATATTCTTATTTAACATATTTTTTTCTTCACCAAGTGATTTGCCTGTAATAGTAGAAATAACACCAGCTAAGCTTGTTTTATCTGAGCCTCTTCTTACATATACATCTTCATTAAAGCTTGATTTGCTTAAAGCTTTTTTGCAAAGTTTGATAGAGTCTAATATATGCTTGTTGCTTGTTTTGTATATGCCTCTTAAATGGCTATTTATATCTTCATAAGCTGAACCAGTATAATAAGTCAAAGCATTAGTTTCTTCTGATGTGCACTTCTTTTCTAAACTGCTAAAATTATCCATCATTTTACTTAAAAATCCATCATTTTTATATGCTTTTGTACCATTAGCTTTGAGCATATTATAATAAGCTTCTTTTACATTGTTTGCAACTTTAGCTTTAATTTGCTTCTTAGCTTTAGTTTCCTTTTTAATAACATTTGTTATGTTTTCTTTTACAGCTTCTTTTATTTTATTCGTCGATGCATTACCATAGCTTAAAATCTTACCATCATCATCGAATTTGACACCTTTTACATTAGACCAATAATAAAGCTCTTTAGCACAAGTACCATCTTTTTTATACCAATCTAAGCAGAAATTTATTTGCTCTTGTATCTGCTTTTCATTCATATTTTCTAAATCTTTACCATATTTCTTTGCTTTGCTGAGCAAATCGTTTATTTCCCATTTATCTAATTTATAGTTATTTTTTTCAAAATCTTTTTCTACAAAATTCTTGGGATATTCTTTTTCCTTCTTATTTGCAGTTTTAGCATCTTTAGCTGTTAAATCTTTAGCCCAATTATCAAGAGCTTTATCTTCTTTACCTAAAGCCCAATCAGCAAGTCTATCAGCTATATCTTCACTATTAACTGTAACAGAAGATAACACACATTGTCCATTTGGGTGGTCCATAGGAACTTTATCTTTAGGAAATATGCCTTTACCCAAACCATATCTATCTTGTGTTGCTCTATCATTGCATATATCGCATACTTTATGATTGTTAGCTATATTCCATTTAACAGCAGTAACAAAAGGATTTTTGTCAACTGTTTTACTATAAGCTTGCTGATATGCATGACTTGGTAAAGTCTTTGCTAATCTTAAAGCATTATAATCTACTTTCTTTTTTACACCTGGATATGTTTTACTCCAGTCATAGTCTTTCTTTGCATCAGGATTTACATACTTCTCTAAATCTTTTGCAATATCAAAGCTTGATTTATTCTGTGCTAAACCGATTGATATGATTTCTTCTACATCTTTCTGATTTTTTTCTACGTCTTGCCATATTGCCTTACTCAAACTCCATTTGCCTTGATATACTTGGCCTGTTGTTATACTTTTAATAACCTCAGCTGGAACATAATTATAAGCTTCTTCAATGGGCAATCCATATTTCTCTAACCACTTTAAATTATTCTTAATTGCTACATTAGCAGTCTTTTTCATACCTTCTTTTATCGTACTTTCTAACTGCTTACTTGTAGCTGTTATTTCTGAATGTATCTTTTTCTTTAATTCTTTTAATTGCTCTATTTGCAATTTTTCACTAACTGTACCTTTGCTTGAAACTTCTAATTGATTTACTTCTTTCTTTATTTGATTATAAGCTTTCTTGTACAATTCATGTATTTGCTTAGCTTGTTCATTAGATATTTCTTTCAATACCTCTTCTGGGGGTCTTAATTTTAATTCTGAGGACATATCACATTCCTCCTATATTATATTGACTCATCTACATCTATATCTACAGGGGGCATCTGGAAGGCATCTTCTAATATCTGGCGTTCAAGTGCTATCTGTTTTAATTCTTCATCAGCTTCTTCAGATGTTAAATGCCTCCATTTAATCATATAAGCTTTCTTACTCATTAACTGAGCATTTACCTCCATTATATCCATCGTCTTCTCTTCAGTTTCTTCTTCTTGTAAAGGATATACATTTTCTACTGTTATATCATACTGCTCATTTAAAGGAATTGCTTCTTTTATATGACATGCTGCTGCTTCAGGATATAATTTAGCGCCTTCAATTACTGTTCTAAAAATAAACCTTAAAACAGGAGCCCAAGCTTTCATCTTTTCATCACACCTTACTATTAAGGGCCAATAAATAGCTTTTAAAGCTTTACCTGATGTTATAACTCCTGTCATACTCTCTAACCATATATCTGGCATATCAAGAGTGTCATACATTATCTTATTAGTTCTATTTAATGTATTTTCTAATGCTGATGAATAATTCATTGCTGTTTCAAGTACACCTACTGAAGCAGTCTTATTTTCTGAACTTGTCATATCTGACTGTATGTCCCAATAACTGCCTGGTGATATACTTAAGTTCTTAGTACTTTGTTCGCTAGCATCTATTGTATATCTTATAGGATTCATGCATTGTCTTTCAGCATCAACATCGGAATTTGCTATTTTACTGTATAACTGTTCATAATCTTTAAGAAACTCTACTTCACTCTTTCCGAACATATCTCCAAGCAATCCGTCATTTCTTATAATTGCTGCAGGAATATAAGTAAATAATGTTTCAATTGTCTGAGTTTCTTCTATAATACTTCCTGTTCCATCATAAACAGTCTCATCAATATAGCATTTTCCGTTATTCATATAATATTTCTTTTTAAATATTCTTACATTGTCTCTACTGTCTGCAAATGAATTAATTACAAATGCTGTAAACGATTTAAGAATATTAAAATTATTTTCGTCTATCTCAAATACAAAATTTAAAGCAGGTAAGAATGTCAAAGTTATTCCTGTTTCAGGACTGAAATTAAGCACCAAGCCTATTCGTTCTCCAATAAAACAATCTCTAGCTGCTTTGACTATATTATCACCAAAAGCATTCTTATCTATTACATCATTTATCAAATTTTGCATTACAGTCATTTCATAATTTATAGTTTCTTTATTACTTGCATCAACAGCTATTTTGCTTTTAACCTTTACTTCAGGTGTCTTACTAAACATAAACCTTGCTTCTTTATTTATTAAATTAGCTGCTTTCTTATAATTTAACAGAGAAGGAATATAATCATTTTTACTTGCATCTGGAACAAAATCAATTCCTTTTTTATATATATCGTAATATCCTTTTATTCTGCAAAAGTCTTCGTTAAATTCAAATTTATTCTTTATCTCTTCACTGATTATACTCGAAGGTATTTTACTTTCTCCACTGATAAATAAAGTATCAACTGTTGCACCCATTTACTATGCTCCTTTCCTACTATGATTTGTTCTTAATTTAAGATCTGCTACAGTATATGTATCTAATGCATACCATATAGCACTGAAAGTATGAGGGTCTATATTGAACTCATCATATATAACATTTCCTTTAGCATCTTTCTTATATGTTAAATCTTTAAGCTCTCTTATTGTATTCTTGCATATAGGACTACAAATAATCTTCTTAAAACGTTTAATCTTTCTTGTATTACTTAACCTACTGCCTGCAAACTTATTTCTACAAGCTCGTATAAAAAATCCTTGTTGTTTATAATACTGAATTGCTTTTGGGTCTTCGTTATCTGCAACAATAGGATTTATTTTCTCTTTCTTTTCTTTATATTTTTCTTGCTTAGTTTTCAGCTTTTTCATCTTAGGCTCTTCAGCCATCTTATCATCAGTAATATGATTTCTATATATTTCGTCATATATATACAGTATCTTATTCTTATCATCTACTGCCATACTAATTACTGCATTATAACTCTCTTCAAAACCAAAGTCAAAACCATAATAATGGAATTGCTGCGGTATAGCTTTTACTGTATTTTTAAATGCTTTAGCATCTTTTGCTATTTCAAACTGAGGTAATACTCTTGTGCCGTTAGCTCCAAACCTTCCCCATCTTGCTACTCTATACAAAGGATAATCGTAAGTAGCTATATCATCAAGTCTCTTGATATACTCTTTAGGAATAAAAGGATTGTCATCTGGCGTGCTATGATGATAATATACTCCATTCTTTATTATTGTTTTCTTCTTATATAGCTCTTCTTCATCAAGCACTACTGTTTCTTTACCATCATCATCTAAATGTTTAAAGAAATGCCTATATGTCCAGTTTTCTTTTCCTACAGGATTGAAACTTAAAAAGAAATGTAAGCTTACTCCTGGTGTTCTAATACGTCCTTGTAATTCTTTAAAGCCATCATACTTTACTTCAGTTGCTTCTTCTATCCATACTATACTTACACCATTTATAGATTTTATTTTTTCTGGTTTATCCATACCTCTGAAGATTATTCTACTACCATTAGGAAACTTATATTCCATAGGACTTTTCTTCTTTACTACACGTATTTTAGACTTCTTTCTTCTATCTTTTAAATCATCTTCATCTATTAGTAAATCTAACTGTTCTAGTATTTCAGCAAATAAGTCATAACAGCTTTCATTTATAGTATCTTTTACTTCTCTTATTACTAGAACTTTTCTCTTTTCTTGTAAACACTTCAGAGCTATCTTCAAAGCTGTACTATAACTCTTACTACTACCATATCCTCCTACTGCTATATAAGTTTCACAATCCCAATTTTGAATATAATCTACAAAAGCATTAGATACTTTAAACTGTTTTACTTTAGACACATTATCTCACCTTCTTATCTTTTTAACTTTATATAAGCATTGTCATAATTAGAATTATATATATTATTATTGCTTTTATTTAAAAGTTTTAGCTTTGCTTAAAATTGTTTTTAGCTTCTTCTTCTTCTTCTTCTTCTTCTTCTTCCCAATCTTCTGTATCTTGATATATTGTTACTTCAGAAGGATTTACTCCTACTATTGTTATATTAGGAATTACATAATTAGCTTGCCCTTCTTCATCTGGTAAAATACCTTCTAATACATTACGTATTTCTTTAAAAGCAGCTACATCTCCTGAAAAACCTTTTTTCATTAAAGAAGCTAAAAGCAACATCTGATTATTCATTAATGCTGGGTCTACACCTAACTCTTTAAGCATTTTTTTATCTATAGGTTTTGTTACATCTAAATCAAGAAGCATTTCCATCTGCTCTTTCATTGCTTTACGTTTAGCTGCATTTTCTTTCCTCTTTTTAGCTGCATTTGCTGCTATTTCTTTTCTTCTTTCTACAGGAAGATTTTTAAAATTATATTTTTCCATCTTACCTTCCTGAAATGCTTTACTTGCTTGCCCTTTTTTTAATGGCATTTTCTCCTCCTCCTCTTTAAACTAAAATAAGCCTGAGAGTTAACTCAGACTTAGATATATTTTACTTTATTTTACTCATAAAACTCGCACTCATCACAAATACCATATTCACAAATTATATTGTATAATTGACATTGCTTCTTTTCTTCTTTTCGTCTTTCTACTTCTTCTCTATATGCATTATCATAATCTTTATTTTCCATAATTTTGCCTCTCTTTTTACTTGTATTATAAGCCCCTAAATTACTTATATACTTTATTATCTAAAAATATACTTTCTTACAGGGGCAATTTTAAGGGGATTTTATAGCAAGTCTAAAGTTAGACTCTATCTTATTTTTTCTCTGCAATACTCTTTTGATAACCTTAAAGCTTGCTTAAGCCTTTCTTTGTAGCCATTATAAGAGCATTGATTACAATTATAATTCTCATTAATAAAGAAAGCAGAATGCATTTGCTTGCATACTTTGCAATGCCTTTCACTTATTTCTTTTTCTTCTAAAGCTACATACAAATGTAAAGTAACAGTTGGATATTGCCCTTTTGTATCTTTAACAATTTTTACTTGAACATTATGCAATTCATCTTTACTTATTACATTTGTAGCATACCATTTTATAGCTTTCATATAAGCATCTTTCATCGTTTCAGCAGTAAATTGTTTTTTTGCAAATCTTTCAGCATATTCAATCATTTTCAGCCCCTCTTCTTTTAGCTTTCTTTGATTCATTTCTGGCTATCTGGTCTACCATTTCATTTAAAGGGTTACCTGCATGACCTTTTACTTTAATTACAGTTATTTTCAAATTTTTGCATTTTGTTTTAAGTTTGTCATATTCTTCCCATAAGTCTCTATTTTTTATCTCTTTGCCTTTTACAGTTTTCCAATTTTCTTTTTTCCATTTATCTACCCAATTCTCATTAATTGTATTTACCACATAAGCACTATCAGAATATATCTCAAACTCTTTATGTCTTCTATTTTTAAACTTAAGTATTTTTTTATAGCTTTCAATTATTGCCTTAAGTTCCATTCTATTATTTGTCGTATTTTCTTCATTCCCTTTAAATATTGCATATTTATCTAAAACACTAAATACAACACCCCAGCCACCAGGACCAGGATTACTTGAACAAGAACCATCAGTAAAAATTCTTACTTTCAAACATTACCCTCCTGACTTTTGGCTAAACTATAAATTTTTATTGTACATTTGCAAAGTAACTCATACATAGACATAGCATACACAAAAGCATCATCACTAATCAATGCTGACCAAACTATGTATTTATCATTAGCTCCACAATCAGCATGAATGTTATTTATTTTTATCTTATACTTTTTTGCTAATATAAATAAAACCTTTTCTAAGTCTTCTATTTTCACTTCTGATGATTTTTTTGATAATGGTTTAATTACTCTTAATGCTTTTTGAATTTTTTCTCTATTAGCTTCCGACCTATAATCTAACTCAATTATTTCTTTAGTTGTCATTTTATCATATCCTTTATAGGAGTATAGGCACAGCCTATACCATAATTAGCATAAACTGTGCCTTATTTTATACAAATTTAAGAGGTGAACTTAAATTTTAGATTTCCCACTCGTCGTCATCATCATCGGCTTCTTCAGGTTCTGCTTCTTTCTTCGTTGTTTTCTTTTCTTTCTTCGCAGGCTTCTTATCTTCTTCTTCACCCCAGCCGTCTTCTTCTGTTTCTGTATTCTTAGCATCATCTTTCTTAAGAAGTCCTATGTAATATTTTTCAGACTTTTTAGCTTCTGCTTTGATACCACGTTTCTTACATTCTTTAAAAAGCTCCATTGCTGTCATAGCTTTATAGTCTTCTGCTTCTTCTTTTGCTGCTTTTTTCTCTTTCTTTACAGGTTTCTTTTCTTCAACTTCTTCTGTTTCTTCATTTGCTTCAACTTCTGCAACTCCTGTTTTAAGAGTAGCTTCAATCTTTCTTACAGTTATATGCTCAGGTAAAGCTTTAATAAGTTCAACTACTGCTTCTTTATCACCGCTTACTGCTTTAGCCATAAGTGTTGTTGTAAGAGGATATCTACCGCCAAAATCTGCAATACTTTCTTTTGTTCCATTTGCCATTTCTTCAATAGCTTCACACATTGTCCAATTCTTTGCCATAATTTTTCTCTCCTTTTAAAAATTTTGATTAAACATTTTATTTGTTAAGCATTTACAAAGTTTATGCTTTTCTTAAGCACTTTTTTAAAACTTATTTAACTATGATTATATTATATCATATAACTTGATATTTGTAAATAGGAAAATGCAAAATTTTTAAACTTTTTTTAGTTTACTAAATAATTAATCATCATCCCAATGTTCATCAGCTGTCTTATCTTCAATTTGATGTATTGCAACAGTAAGAGCATCTCTAAGATGATACAGCCCTTCAAGGTCTTTAATATGAAATGCTCCCTTAATGTACATATTTAAAAACCTATCATCTGAGTCAATTACTGAAAGCTGCTGTGCTATTGTATATCCACCTTTTGAACATTCTGAAATTACAATGCTTCTTGTATCAGATATTTTTGCTCTGGTTATTTCTTCATATTTTGTTTTTCCGTTATTCTTTATCACCATTTTCATTCTCCTCTTCAATTTCTGTTTCCATTAATACTGCAAATAATTTATTGTCTTCATCATTCAATGGTAACAAGTTCATATTGTCCATTTCAATATAGTCATTTAAACCATTGAATTTTATTACTGATTCTCCGTCTCCATCAATAACTATCTGTTTTATTTTGAAGTAACCTAAATTAAGCGGCTTACTTCCTGGAATTTTAGCTTTTATGCTTATATCATTATTAAGCATCTGCATTAACTTTATTGTATTAGTTAACTCAGAATAATCTGCTTTAAGTGTAAAGTTTACACTACCATTTGCAGACAAACTATGTCCTCCATATTTTACAACTTCTTTAACTTTTGCTTCAGTGCTCATTTTGCGGACCTTCTTTCTTTCTTATATTTTCTTTCTTGTTCTTTTTTAAATTGCTCTCTAGCATCTGAGCAAGATTTCACCAATTGCTTGCTTACATTTACTGCTTTTACATCTTCAACATTTTCAATTTCAAATAAATTGTTATTTTTAACTTCCCCTGTATTGATATACTCAATCACTTCAGACAAATTTTCTGGTTTCAATAATAAATATACCTCATTGCTTTGTAAAAATTGTATAGCAAACACTGGAAGCTTATGACTAACACTTGCATTATAGTTTAATGTATCAATATCTTTCTTATTAATCTTAATACTATTAGCATCTGTGCTTTTTAACTGACAAATAACATTATCATTTTGTCCATCTTCTTTTTCAATCCAGCCTGAACCACTATTCTTAGTAGGCTTCATTCCTAATATTTGCATTATTTCTGCTTCATTTCTTCTATAAAACTTTCCAGACCTTTTCATTTATTTTCCTCTTTTTCTACTTCTGCTTTTCCTTTTATAAACTCTTCCCATTTTTTCTTTTGTTCAAATTTCTTAAGTTCCTTGTCTGCTTTAAATATACAAGCAAGATTTATAATTGCTAAAACAATTCCAAGATACAAAGAAAATATACATATAAGTAAAGATATTATAAAACCTATACTACTTATTGTTTTTACTGCTGCTGCATTCCAATATTTTTCATTTATATTTTTCATTTTTATTTTCCTTTTGTTTGTATTATATTGTCTGTATTATATTATATTGTATATATATTATA